CAGAGGACAAAGCAGAGTTCGATATGAATGTACTCGCCGAGCACGGACCCCAAAATCTCGAACAGGCGTGGGCATACTTTAAACACTGGGTGAAGGGTAGGCCAATTAGCGACGATTGCATGCTGTATGACCTTAGAAATGAGGAGGGTATACGCTCCGATATTGGCACTGAGTTGCCAGGTGGTGCTGCAGCGTATCCAAAAAGGGCGCGAGAAGGGTTAGACAAATCTACTTGGTATGGAGGCGATCCACCCCAACCATACAACTATTCAAGGAATGCTCAGATGGCAGTTGACCAAGATTTTCCTGGTGGGAACGAGGAGGCGCGTGAGACCGCCGCGCGCGAAGACATTCAATTCGAGAAACAAATTCAGCTTCTCGAACAAATTGCCAACCAAACTGCCAACCCACGTACTCCACGACCTCAGGTGCGCTCTGTTTCTAGGCGAATCCGACCGAATTCACTTGGAATGACACCAGGCTCTGCAGCAAGCAATGCGACGACTATGCCTATGCAGGAGTCATCAATACCTGAGTGGTTAGAGAAGGCACAGGATAGGTTAGATGCTTCATCAATGTCAGACTTAGAGCGCGGTCTGGGGGGGCAAGTCAACGCAGACACGAAGGGAGTCTTTGGTCGTTCAGACGCAGAGCGTCAGATAGATGAGTCGTCACCATTAATGCGGCGAGTCAGTAAACTACTGCAAAATTCCAGTCCACTCTACACGGAGCGCGAAGCGTCTGTTTACAACGCCGAACTCTTTAACCGCAGCTCCCCAGAAGGTTACTCCCCAGAAGGTTACGAGCCATGGAACGGTCCACCACGTACACCACATACACGACCGTCCGAGATTTTGTAGACTAATTTCCAAATTCTCTGTTGCGTCATGACACAAGTCCAATTCGGCGCTCTCAGCTTCACAGAGTTCGAGCCGGTACCCGACCTGGTACCCACCTTCAACGGTGTCGTGGGCACAGCGTCACGCGGCATGCGGATCGACCCAGAGAAGTCGCGCCGTAACGATGGCCTCGTCCCGCACTTTGGGCAGGGCACCCCTAGCGCAGACACTTCGGAGGTGGACATTCACGGGATTGCTAAGGCAATCTCGCCAATTGCTTACCAAAGCGCGTCTACATCGGAAGGTACTGTGAACGTTCCGCTCGAAAGGGCACATTTCAGGTACCAGCCCAGTGTGGACAACATCGATTTTCTAACCCACGCTCAGTACACGCGCCTCCAGCCACTGCCAGATCGCTACTTCAGATGATGAGCACACGTTCCTTTGTCCAGTGGACAGACTTTAACATGGGTGAGGTCAAGCTTGCTCTTGGCGCCGATCGCTCGAACAAGCCTCAGATCTCGATGACCCATGGCCCCAACTGCACCGACGTAGCTGTCGTCACTCCCGCCTGTGTGACCAACTGGCCACGAGTGACTGGAGATGGCAACTTCGGGACGATGTGGGGCCCCACCGACATCATGAAGGCGAAGTTCTCACTCGACCTGACCGACGGTGCCATCAACGGCAGCACGAACACCGACTTCGAGAAGTGGACCGCAATGCTGGAGCAAGTGGACGACAAGCTGCTCGAATTCGTGCACAACAACCAGCTCAAGATCCTTGGGCGCAAGAACCTGTCCCGCGAGGAGGTAAAGATGCTCCAGATTCGCACGGTTCGGCCCAAGTACGACAAGCTCTCGGGCGCTCTCACGGGGCACTCGATTCAGATGACAGCGGCCAAGTATGCCTACGACGGCATGGGCGGCAAGTATGCCCGCAACATCACAGTCTGCGACAAGGATGGCGCGGTCGTTCCGCACGGCACCGTAGCGCCAGGAGACGTCGTCGCCGCGACCATGTTCGTCAACCAGGTCTACACGGGCGTTGGCGGCGACAAGTTTGGCATCCACTGGAGCTTTGAAGATGTGGCAGTCGTGTGCCAGCGCACAAAGTTGGAGCAGAAGACGAACGTCCCCGTGTTTGGACACGCACAGTTTGCATGTGGTAGGGAGTATGAGTGTGCGATGCAGGTCGAGCCCATCGCCCACGTAGACCAGTTTTCTGATTAGATGTATGATGGGCGCTTGCATGGCGAGCAATAAAGAAGAATCTAACACCACCCCTACTGGTAAGACCAACCCTCGCGTTCAGTCACAGACGGGGGGGCAGCAGCCTCAAAAGGCTACGACCTATGGCAAGCATGCGACCATGCCTGTACTGGCGGCGGACCAATATGCAGAAGTGATTCTACCTAACCTTACCGAGTTCGACCCAGAGACTATTAAACTGGATGGCACCGTAGTGGCTGTAGGTAAGCGCCGGACCGGTAAGTCCTGGGTGTTTCGCAATCTGATGTACTTAATGAAAGACAAGATACCCGCTGGTATCGTGATCAGCCAAACTGACGAGCTAAACAAGTTTTGGCGCCAGTACATCCCCGCCAAGTACATCTACGCAAAGTACGAGCCGGAGATACTGGATGCGGTGTTTAAGAGACAGAAGAAGATACTGAACGACAATGCACTGACCGACGCGGAGAAGGATAAGGCGGCCCCCTTCTTTGTGCTACTCGACGACGTGATCAGCGACCAGCGCCTCAAATACGATTCTAACTTGATGGAGCTCTTCGTAGCAGGTCGGCACTACAGGCTATTTGTGTTAATCACGACGCAATACGCCAAAGCTATCACACCCACACTGCGAGGTAACACAGACTACTGCTTCATAATGAAGACAATACAGCAAAGGCAGCGTGAGGCACTGTGGGAGGACTTTGGTGATTTTTTGACAAAGGACGCCTTTGCACAAATCCTTGACGCTTACACAGAGGACAATGAGGTGCTCGTCATCGACACGTGTCCAGAGCACACAGTAGACCCACTCGACATGTTGTTTTGGTGGAAGGCGGCGGACCCGGGCGATTTCATGATAGGCAGTGCGGAGTACTGGGAGTCAGCAACGCAAGGCGACAACATGATCCCGCCTCAAGAGAACAAGGAGAGTGTAATGGACTTGCTTGTCGTTAACGATATTTTGCCGGCCCCTTACAACCAGTGGATAAACTAATTTCTGGTCTTGTACATGAGATGAGCACAGGGCGCGCTATCCAAGTTTCGGTGTTGCACACATTAATTGGCTTGGGCATGGGTGTGGTCATTGAAGGCATCTTGCCTGCTTTTGACGAAGGCGCTTCTTCAACATCCCTAGCCTTTGAAGCCGCGGTGCAGGTAGGCTTAAACGGTGTTGCTCTTGCCGCGGCAGGATCTCTTCTTCGCGATAATGACCCCACCTTCGGAATACTCTTTTCACTGGCATTGTATGATTCACAGCCAGGACTGTCGGCTCGCTTGCGGTCGCTAGCCGCTGTAGCAACAGGTGAGGTTGCTCGAGTCGTACAGCGAACGGTGCCACATGCTGCAGCGCTGTAGGCTCCCAGCCGAGTTTCCCAATCATTTCGAACCACATGTTGTCTAGAGCTCGCAGCTTTGCCTTCGACTTGATTAGGGGGAAGAACATGCAGAACTGCGTGCAGTCCAGCTTCTGGAAGAGGCGGCAGAAGACATAGTTGTAATTTAAAAAGTTCTTGCGATGCTTTAGCTCACATGCGTCGAACGGCCGCTGCAGCTCTAAGAAGAGTGCATCTAGTTGTTGGACGAGCATGGGACCAGGCACAGGCGGCGAGACACGCGTGACGCGCCGAACAATTTGCAACCACTTCTCGATGTACTGCTGCATCTTTAAAGGTCTAAGTACCGATCGGATGACATCTTTGTTGACAACTTTGTGTGTGCCGTCGCAGAGCTTTTGTGCAATCTGAAGCATGTGTTCGTGTGGAATTTGAGACTCTTGTAGTAGCAATTGGCTGATTCTCTCATGCCAGTGATGTATGCGTTTGTAGTTGCTTGACTTAAGAGGTAGAGCGGTACCGTACATAAAATCCCAGTAAACAGGACCCGCAACGACTGCTCCACAGTGGTCGCAAACTGCTGACCCAGGATATGAGGAATTAGTGCTGCTG